AGAACTAAACAGAAATTTCTTGCTTTGTAAAATCAATGCGAGTGAGTTGATATTCGTATAGTGATACAAATACTTTGGAACTTCGCTAATTTCGTTCATTATATGCCTCCAAATATTGTCTAATATAATTTATTATATAGTAAGTATCTGTTGATGTATTGACTGAGAGAGCTATGTTTGTTCGATTTCTACTTTCCATACAGAAGTATTGTCAACCGATCCAACGCCCGATCCTTTCGATAATATATTTGTGTTCGCTCAAGGTTCAGATTTTGTCCGATCTCTAAGACAGCATCTGATTTGGTGAGGTTTGATAGAAAGAACATGTTCAGGATAAATCTTTCCTCATCGGATAGCTCCTGCCAAGCAGGCTTAAACCAATTCATATACTCTAGTGCCTGACGATAGCGTTCTTTAAGTACATCGATCCTGTCAATACTGGTGGCTATCCACTCTTCAGAACTTTTTGGGTTGTCTGTTCGTGGCATTCCTGTAGGAACCGAACTTCTTGGTGTTTGGGCTTCTTCATAAGCTTCAACAAGTTCTTGGTCTGTGTCCTCGATGATATATTGCATGTTGATATAGTCCTTCAAGGCGTTGATGGCAGCCTGCTTTTTATCAAGATATTGCCAAACAATGTTCATTCTTCTGCACCTCACTTCAGTATCACTATGACCGCATCAATCAAAGCGGTCTGAGTTTTGGCTTTGTTTTTAAGTGCTTTCATTATCTGTTCATCAATGGTGTCTTTCACAACGATGTGCTGCACCACAACCGTTTCAGCATTTTGTCCTTGTCGCCACAGCCGAGCATTGGTCTGTTGATACAATTCCAGTGACCAGGTCAGCCCGAACCAAACGATACAGGATCCGCCTGATTGAAGATTCAGACCATGCCCGGCTGAAGCAGGATGAATCAAAGCGACCGTTAACTCGCCATTGTTCCATCGACGGATGCTCTCAGCAGTGTCTAGCTTGGCAAAAGGCACATGAAGTTTTTGCAGCCGGTCCGAGATGCGAGTCAGATCGTGCTTGAACCAATAGGCTACAAGAAGCGGTTTACCGCCGGCTGCTTCAATGATATCCTCCAGCGCGTCCAACTTTTGGTCGTGTACCGAAGTGACATCACCCGCATCTGTGTAAACGGCACCATTGGCCATTTGGCAGAGTTTGCCGGAAAGGGCAGCGGCATTTGCTGCGGTGACGCAGCCTGCTGGAAGATCGAGTGTCAGCGCACGCTTCAGCTTATCGTATCGTTTGAGTTCAGCAGCTGAGAGGTGGACGGCATATTCACTGCTGACCAACTCTGGCATTTTCAGGAAGTCAGTCGACTTCATAGATATGGTGATATCGGAGATCTTGTTGTATATGCGTTGTTCAGCACCCGGCTGTGGCTTGTAGCTGTAAACCACTGAACCGTTACATTGATCGGGAACGAAGTAGTCCAGTCGATAGTAGCTGATAAACCGTCCTAACCGCTCGCCCATGTCCAGAAGGCGAAATTCTGCCCAGAGGTCCATGAGTCCGTTGCTGCTTGGCGTACCGGTAAGGCCGATTACACGCTTCACCTTGGGGCGGACCTTCATCAATGCTCTAAAGCGTTTCGCTTGTTGATTTTTGAACGAAGACAGCTCATCAATCACAACCGTATCAAAGTCAAAGGGTATGCCGCTTGCTTCGATCAGCCACTGGACATTTTCCCGATTGATGATGTAAATATCAGCCGGCCTGTGGAGGGCTTTTCGGCGTTCTGCTTCACTGCCAACAGCCACGGAGCAAATGAGATTCTGCAGGTGATCCCATTTATCTGCTTCAGCCGGCCATGTGTCCCGTGCCACTCGCAAAGGAGCGATGACCAGAACGCGATGGACATTGAAGCTGTCAAACAGCAGGTCATTGAGAACGGTCAACGTGATACTTGTCTTGCCTAGGCCCATGTCTAAAAGAACAGCGGCGACGGGATGTTTCTCTATAAAGTTGATTGCGTAATTCTGGTATTCATGTGGTTCGTATTTCATCAAGAATCCCTCTAATCTGCTGCTCATCATCAAGGACATACACCTTGTAGCCAAGCCCAGTTAATAATCTGTGTCTTGCTAGCTGAAGCGGCCTGGGCTTTTCACCGGGAGCTTTAACCTCCACGAATGCCATATGACCATCCGGTAGAAGCACGATACGGTCTGGCATGCCGGCAAACCCTGGACTTGTAAACTTTGGCGCGATGCCGCCTGTCGCTTTAACAGCCTGTACCAGCCATTTTTCGATTGTTTTTTCTCTCATTTTCATTCTCTCCATCAGGAATTTTATGGGGAGGGGTAACCTCGATGCAGGTCGTTTCTAAAACTTTTCTTATAGTATTTTTTATTCTCTTAAGAGACTTTTTGTATATGACCTTTATCGAGGTTACCCAATAGCCCATCAATTGATGAAATCCTCAAAATCACCATCATCAATTTTTAGCCGAAGGCCCGTATAAAACCGCTTGTTCTTAGGCTTGATACGCTTAAATCCTTCGTTATCCAGCGCGGCGTAAAAATCTGTCGTGCTGCGGATATACTCATTGGTGTCAATGCAATAATTCCGATATGCCCGATAAAGCGAACTGGAACTTTCACGAAAACTTGGTTCAAGCTCACATTTGTCCTCGAGGAAATGACCAAACCAGTCGTTTTGCGCCCGGTACTCCGTAATAGCTTGCTGCACACAGGCCGGCACAGGAATTTTGTAGTCCAGTGCAATGACCTTTCTGGCTCCCTCGATTACCCAGGCAAGAATGCTTTCACCGGCATTTAGATAGAGGTACTCGCCAAAGTTCTTGATGTCATTGCTGCCCTCAATCTTGGCGTCAAATGGAATGACGATCAGCCTGCGCCAGATACCGTCATCGGAGGCACTGACCTTAGGAAGGTGGTTTGTATAGAGCACCAGCGTATGGCATGGCGTGAAGCTGAACGGATCCTTGTACTTCTTTTCGGCGAACACATCGTCGGTGGAGCAGAGCTGCTTGACCATGGAGTCATTAAGCCGAGCGCCTTCCTGCATTTCGGCAGCGATTAGTAGTCGCTTCCCCTTAACCTCGGCCATTTCCGGCTTGATATTTCGGCGGCACCCGATCGTCAGGGTATCAGCGGAGATGTTGCCGCTATACAGACCGAGCACACGGGATACTGCGTTCCAGAAGGTTGATTTACCGTTGCGTCCGTCGCCATAGGCGATGATCAGGGCCTCCACATAAACCTTACCGATGGCAGCGAGTCCACAAATCATTTGCACATAGTCAATCAGTTCCTGATTGCCGCGAAATATAAGGTTCAGACTGTTCTGCCAGATTTGTTCACCCTTAGTACTGGATGAAACAGAGGTCATTTTCGTAATAAAGTCTTCCGGCGAATGTTCTTTCGCGCCGGCCATCCCCTTTTGCAAATCGTAGGTAGCGTTGGGTGTACAAAGAAGAAAGCAGTCTGCATCGAGATCCCGCGGCGAGATCTCCAACATTGGACGGGACTCCTTGAGCGTCGCTGTGATGTTTTTCGAATCCCGGCGACGAATAGCGAACGCCTGGTATGCCTTGGCTGAGAGGAATGCCCTGTACACTTCAAGCTGCGTATCATTCATGAGTGACTCGACCTTTGCCTTTGACGCATTTGCGAGAATTTCCTGAACACCATTTTCTGTCAGCAGCTTCATTACTGACTGCAGTTCGTTTGTGGCTTCATCTAATTGACGCCGAGTCAGTTCATGAGCGACAGCCTGTGCACCGGGTTCGCTTTCCTGCCAGTAATGGCTGCTGTAACGGATAAAATGTGTGGCTGGAGAATAGCGCAATTCACCAGAGAAGTATTTTGCCAGTACCTCAGCTTGGCCAACATCAGAGAAATCACCCGGTCTGTAAGATTCGGGATTATTATAGCTTTCCGGATCCACATAGCCTTCCTGCTGTGCAACCCGTGCAAAGAACCGCTGCGCGCTGTGCCATATGGTCATCAGCTCAGATTCATCAAGAGGAGGTGAGCATTTTGCAGCTTCTTCCAGAAAACATTGGAAAGCTTCGTCACCATCGCCGTATTTCTTGATGACCCGACCGGCAAACCGGGACAGCGTGGCATTGCGACTGCCCTCGGGGATAACCTGATGGGCATGACGACCTTCTGCCGCGCCCTCATCGAAGTCATCATGTTCAAAGAACGCTGTTAAGTTAATGCTCCCTGTGAAGATTTCGACCTCCGGAGCATTTGTCCCGAAAAAGAAGCGAGCTGCATCAAGCGCCTGAGTATCAAAGAAAGGATAGATGGATCTGACCAGCTTTTTCATATTGCGGTAGGCAGTTGCATCCATCATAGGATCGATCGGAAAGAGCACATGAAATTTTGGCCGAGCGGGTTTTCCATTTTTCTCGCGCATATTATATCGGCTATAATGAACGGCAAAGGTGACGTCAGGGAAGGCTTCCATGACATCGGCTGGGAGTACCCAGTTCTCCGGCTGTTCAGAGTGATCATTGTCGCAGTCCACCGGCAGACAATTACTGCTGATGAAGTTTTCACCATTCCGATAGCTGTTTTTGTATTCAGCGCACACATAATCATGCCCAACAGCTGCGATCAGCGAATCGGCGTCGGTGATTTCGACCTTATGTGGATAGGAGCAGTTGCCAGGATTGCCAATTAAATCAGCGTGATATAGCGTGAACATCAGTCTCGCACCTCCCTGGCCCCATTCCCAAAACCTTGATATTGAATTTGAGTGCTGTGATCGCGTGCATAATTTAAACCTCCTCGCAGTTTTCGCTGAAATATCGCAAGCGGTATTTTTTCCACTTGGCCCGCTTGATTTCTGCCTCCATTCCAGATGAGATGGTGCTGCCAAATACCCAGACCTCAGTGCACTTACTCATCAGCACATTTCCAAAAAATAACCCGAGCTGACGTTCAGCCAGTATGTTGTCATTCAAAAACTGGGGAAACAACAAATGAGGTGCTATGGGAATATATCCCATTTCCACGGCAAATCGGCTATAATACTGTGCCGCCTTGACGTTTTCTTCCACTTTTCCTGAATAGGGCGAGCAGATATAGACGATGGGTCTGAATGCTCGAAGTGCCCGCTCTTCCTTTTCTATATTGGTCAATGCTTCATAAGCGGTTGGGTCGTAGTAACCCTCGCTGTTAAATTTTCTGATGCTCATAATAATCTCCAATCCAAGTGGACTTTTTTATCCCTTCTTTACTACTCAATGGTGTTTAGTAATTGATTTGAACGAGAATACTCAATCTTTTTTGTAAAATTCTGTCTCATATCCATCAGCGCGAAGTAATAGTCCCTCTGCCCAGGATGGTGTTTGACTCATCTTTTCACAGACATCATTCAGCGATATCTGTTGATCGGCTTCGATAACAATTTCATCATGGACATGCATGACGATGGCGCAATGACGGAGTTCTTGCATAGCGGTGCAAAGAATGTCACGGGAAGTTGCCTGTACAATGTTTTCTACCAACTTCGGTCCGTATGAATCCAATCGCTCCCACTTTTTTGCACTGCCGATGCCTTCATAGGTGATGCACTGCCCGCCGAATTTGTTTTCACCAATTTGTGGTTTGACATAGGCAATACGCCTACCGGAGAGAAGCGTAATGAACAGCATTCCACTTTGACAGGAGAAGGTGATCCCATGTGTCGACCTAGTGGATTTATACCGGACCGCTTCCATTGCGGCTTTGTCTATGTCCCACCACAAACTCACAATCCGCGGATTGGATTGCCGCCAGGCATCGACCAGCAGCGGGAGCTCGTCTTCATCGATTCCCATTTCCAAAGCGCCCATTGCTTTGAGCGCACCCACTGAACCGCCATAACCGAGCGCTAATTCAGCGATCTTGCCTTTTTGTCGTAGATGTCTGTTAATGCCATGCTTTTCGACTGGTACCCTGAACATCTGTGATGCGGAAGCGCAGTAGATATCGCCGCCCTTGGCAAAGACCTTCTGTCGCCACTGTTCGCCGGCAAGCCATGCGATCACGCGAGCTTCAATAGCGCTAAAGTCTGAGATGATGAATCTCGAACCGGACCTCGGAACGAAGGCTGTGCGAATGAGCTGTGACAGCGTGTCCGGCACATCCTCGTAGAGCATATCCAGTGCGCCAAAATCACCGCAGCGAACAAGGGATCGTGCTTCAGCCAGGTCATTCAAGCGGTTCTGCGGTAGGTTTTGCATCTGAATAAGCCTGCCTGCCCATCGACCGGTGCGATTGGCACCAAAAAATTGAAACATCCCTCGGGCACGGCCATCAGCGCATACGGCATTCTCCATGGCCTGATACTTTCGAACGGACGACCTAGCAAGCTGCTGCCGGAGGGATAAAACGTCTGCCAGATTCGGTGGCGCTGTTTTTAGTAGCTCAACAACAGTCTTTTTGCCAAGCGTGTCAGTTTCTAAGCCGTTGTCGGCAAGCCATAGTTTCATCTGCTGTACCGAGTTCGGATTGTCCAGCTCAGTCAGCTGCTTCATTTCAGTAGTAAGCCTAGCTCGTGAGCGGTCATCCATAGTGATGGCTGCCCGTACCAGCGTCTTATCCAGTGCCACACCCCTGTCATTAATCTCCTGATCGAGATGATATTCATCCCAGACACTATCCGGTACCGGAAACTTAGTAAGTTTTTCTTGAATGGACATCTCCGTCTCAACATCACGGGTGTTATATTCTATAAACTTTGACCATTTGTCTGGTGCATGATACGGGTAATTCCTGTTGCGTTGGCCGTTTGATTTTGTCGGAGCACAAGGCTGGCAGAAGAATTTGATCAGATTTTTGCCTTCAATTAGTTTCTGCTTATCCAGCTTAAGTACCGAGCCGACGCCTTCAAGCGACAGAGGCAATCCCAATGTCGCTGCCCAAATCATCGAGCATTTCCACGAGGCAGGGCTGATATATTTGCCAGTGGGTAGACCAAGGAAACGTGACAAGCAGATACGCTCAAAATTTGCGTTGAAAGCCCACTTTGTTACCGTTTCATCCGTAAGTGCATCAATGATTTTGTCAGGCAATTTCTCTCCACTGACTAGGTCAATAACCTGAACATCACCGCCGTCTATGCTGTAGCCGCATAGTAAAATCTCAAAATCAGGCGATTCTGCATAGCGATATACACCTGATTTGGTAAGATTGATGCTGCTATAGGTTTCTATATCAATTGAGAGGGTTTTCATGACTGCCTCCCTTAAATTGGGACGACGGTAAAGAAGTTCTTTACCGCCATCCCCTGCTTACTTACTTGAATTTCCGCATGCGCTTTTCGTGATACTCTTTGTCACGAGCTTCGCGTTCGATATAGCGCTTGGCACGTCTACTGTCGTCACGAATACTCTGAATCATTGCGATCAGGAATGTGATGCATAAAACTAAGCACAGAACTAATAGAAGATTGAGCATAATTATTGTCATAGATTCACCCTCCTTGCTTAAGACAGGAAATCTTCATCATCATCTGTTTCAAAATCGGACTCAGCACTAATCTTGCTGCCGAGAGGCTCACCGTCGCGTACCTTTTGCAGATTGTTTAGACCACACGCAATGCCTTTGTTACCATTTGAGTTGAAGGCATAAAAGCTAATACTGGCCCTGCCGTAGACTCCCGAATAAACCTCAGAACGGGTTAAGATTGGATTGCGGTCGACATCCACAATACCCGGCGCGGCAGTTGCATTGGCATTGATGAAAAAGGCGTTCGCATAAGCAGAATCATCCGGTCGCTCAATATCACCATCTCGGAGTGGGATCTTGATAGCCGTAAGTTGAGGCACAGATTTACCGCTGCCTTTAAGTTTGGCTTCTCCCTCGTGATAGGCTGCTTCGATGGCGGCCTTGACCTTGGCGACAGTCCTGGTATCCGATTTCGGAATGATAAGCGATACAGAGAACTTCGGCGTGCCACCGTTGATACTCTTGGTTTCCCAGACGTTGGCATAGCTCCAACGCGTATCTGGGCCGGTGATAACCTTCAGGGGATTGTTGACTCGATTTGTTTTATTGTTATTCATGATCGTTTTCCTCCATAAAATCATTTTTGGCTGTATTCATGACCGGACGTTTGTCGCTCTCCGGCACAAGAGTGGGTTTGCCCTGCGGCTTTTCGATATAAACTGAAAGAAGTTCGTCGAAGCGGGATTTGCCAAGTAACTTTTGCATGGCAGTGATGCCGAGAACCTTGTGTTCATACGGATCAAAACCCGCATCGCTAACGGTGTCCGCGACCGCTGTTTCATTGGTGTACTTCCGATTGGAGCGGCCTTCGACGAGTTTCCAGCCGATCCATTCCCTGCCGCTCATGGCCTGCTGTAGGGCGTAGTCTTTGATATCCGTAGCCCAACCGATAAGATCATCGATGCGAGAAAGGATTTCTTCGACTTCCTCATCTGTAAGAAGCGGCGGCAGCTTGAAATCGAAACGGGCAAGCTCCAAGTTTGCATCAGCCCTGGCGCGGCAATCATATTTAGCCTTGCAAAACTGGCACCATTCACCACAAAGGAAGTTACCATCACCTGCAAAAGCTAGATCGGCAGTGGGCTTGAGCACCTCGTCCGCCCAGCGGTAGAGCTCATCTTTCGAGAGTTCATAGGTACTGACATTATCGCGGCGTGGCTGATAAATGATCATGCGAACGGTGTCGAGGTCATAAATCCCATCAAACAGCTCCAGTGCACCCAGGGCGTAACACTGCATCTGTGGATTCTTTTCGGCGCTGACTAAAATTCCCATTCCGTGTTTGTAGTCGCATACCTGTAAAATTCCGTCCGCGATTATGATGCAGTCGGCGGTGCCGAAGCCAGATTCTACCCAGCGGGAAAAATCCACGCGCTGCTCGACCAGAACAACCGGATCGGCACAGGTCTGCTTGGCTACTTCCACCAGTTCAAGAATGTAGGCAGCATAGCTTGATGCACAGTCGGCCATCTCCGCGCTGAACCATGTGAGGTTTTCGGTTGGATCCTTTGCTTCCATGTCCAGCGCCCTGCGAAGCTTATACTCACAAAGTTCATGGGCATCAGTGCCTTCAGCGGCGTAATTGCTGCCCTTATCGTCGTAACTTTCACAGAGACGAGCAGAGGGCGGACAATGAAGCCAGCGATTGGAACTGGATGCGGAGAGAACAGCGTGTCCCTTAGTTAGCATTGGTCAGTCCCTCCACATCGGTGAGCAATGCTTTGTAGTTGATCGGATCAATGGCCGACAGCTTATCAGCACCGTACTTTTGGAGAAGAGATCGAATCTGAGCGGTGAATCCAGCACGAGACTTATTTGCTAAGACTGCTCTGACCGCTTCCAGTGTAAGTTCTGGCTCGGCGGGAGTAGCTTCCGGCAAAGACTCATTGCTGCTAAACTGCTCTGTCAGCCATATTACTGCCTCATTAATGGCTACAGCGGCGCTGCGCAGTTCTTCGATGGTCATCGTCATGTCGTTTGTTTTGCCCATTTGTTTTCGCTCCTTCTTTCGATTGGCTCTGCCTAGCGAGCAAAGTCAGTTTTCTTGCTAGGCGCATGGAAACAACGCTAATCGCGGTGAGAACATCAACGAGTTCATCATCTGCAGCGCAGCTCCGTGGTCTTGTCTTTGCCTTATGCATTTGTTTACCTCCTTGGAAGGAGCGCTTGTCGTTTTGCTCTTTCCACTACCCAATGGAGGTAACAGTGCTCTTTGAACGAAAATAGAAAAAATCATTCTCCGGTCACCAATCGAGGTAGCCGGAGAATGATGGACGTGGTATCAGATGTAGTCGCGTAGAATCTCCCGCAAAGCTTCAAATGCCTTTTTCTTTTTGTAGTTGATAGTAGACTGACGAGAAATGCCCAAAATGGCTGCTATCTCTCGTTCGGATTTTTCCTGAAGCAGAAGCTCACAGATACGGCGTCCGTCGGGGTCGAGCATATCTAGTTTGCTTATAAGCGTATCCAAAAGTTCCCGTTCCTCTATGATGGACAGAGTATTTGGAGAATCGTCCGCCAAGTCGTCAAGCCAGCTCTTTTCATTGCCGTTTTCGTCAGAGGCGGTGTAGTCAAGAGAAAGAACATCACCTGCTTTGCGAAAACGACAGGTCCAACAATCCATGTCGCAGAGATAGCGCTTGCTGGCAGGACAGACACAACGGCCGTGCTCCTGCTGCCTACGACGATAAGCATTGATGTCGCGATAATAGTTGTCATAGTCGGTCTTGCTGACAGGTACCCACTTGCGAAGGTCTTTGATGTAGATTTTTCGCTCATGGGATTGCTTCTGATTTTCTTGGGTTTCACATACACAGCACTCATCTGCATGCTTCTTGCCACGCTCATCACAGCTGTGTTTGATAGGTTCTTGATGGTTGTTTTTTGTATCGACCGTTCGATTGTTTTCACGATAGACTTCTTCGCTTACGGATTTTGCCTGTTTTTCACTTTTGAAATTATGTTGCCGATTGTCCATGATTGGCTCCTTCGCGATTGCTGCCAAAAAGCAGCTGAAAAGCGAAGAGCCAAATGCATCTTTTACACCAAACTAGTAACCAGTTCCTGAAAAAGGGCGCACGGAAGAAAGGTCGAGTTCGCACACGACTTTTCGCTTTCCTATTCGGCTGGTACTGGTTTGAAATTAAGGTGGCCGAATGACTTGTCTCATGCGAAAATTCTCTTTTCCAGGCATAAAAAAAGCCGGGCATAGAAACTAGCGTTTAATCTACGCTAGATCATATGCCCGGCCATTTGGTATCTCGTAGGGTTCAGACAGCTTTACTGTCCTATATGAACCACGGATCCGTTGCTCGGTGCTATTTAGTTATTATGCGAAACTAAAATGAGTCTTTTTTTCTTATTACATCTGCCGGGTTTGTTTCCTTAACGCGATTACTAAACTGGACGTTGACGACATGGCCACAATGGATGCACTTTGTTTCCAGATCGGCATCACCATTGATTTTTATGTCCAATATACGTTTTTTGCAAATAGGGCATGGGATACGCTCTTTTTTCATCGTCATCTAGCCTCAATACATTCCAATGGTGCTGACTTCGTGCTCATCTTTGCTAATTAACGAGAGCGACATCGAATTTCTACACGGAATTTTCGATTTCGCCTCACGGCTTAGCTGTTTGGGCTTAATATATTTTAGAACAATCAGTCGAAATTCTGCAGCTTTCTTTGAAACTCCAAAAGTGTTTGCAACTGTGCGAATGATCTGATCACGCTTGGAAACGACATAGGTTTTTCCAAGCAGTTCATACATAAACCGCATGGATTGTCGATTCTCACTAACGTACTGCTTCATGAAAGAATGAACAGCAACAGCAGGCATGAGGAGGGCCGAAGCAAGTTTATCCGCTTGCCATTCGAGCCAGTCACGAGAATCCGATTTACCAATCGTCCGGCAGATGATGGGGTGGGAGATACCTTTTGGTTTATGGATAAGCCAATGGGCACACTCATGTGCAATCGTAAATCGAGCACGGCTTTGACGTTCACAGTTTAGAAGAGATTGATCGATCAGTGCAGTGCCCGCATCCACCTGGATGATCTTTGGCTTATCTTGTTCTGGATCATAGACAGGAACGCTGCTGTCAGAAAAGATTATCATACCAAGAACAGATGCATTATTTGAAAGATCAGCGAAGTCAAGCTTTAACTTCAAGAACCTCTCCGCAAATTGATCCACATCGAGCGGTTGAGGATATTTCAATATTGACTGATCAAATGACTGAATCGTCTGAAAGGCAATCCGTTCAAGATCCATTGAAGATAAATATGGAGTTTTTTCTTTTTTAGTTTTTGTGATCATCTTCATCACCTACCCTTTTCAATAAAATGAGCGGACCTTAATACTGAACCAGGATATAGGAAGATCCTGGCTTATCATGAAAAATAGAATAAGTAGAGACAGCGATAAATTAGTGATCGCTACTTATCTTCTTCGGTCTTTCTTTTCTAGCATTTCATCAACAAATTTCAGCCAATCTTCGACTGAAGCGTTGTTATTCTTTGCTGTACGCAAAGCAAGTCTGACAGAATCGCCCACTTCGGAATTCATGATGTAATCAGGAAGGTCAGCTGACACCTCTTGCCTACCCTTTCCTGCTAGATCGAATAGCTTAATGCGCTCTGTATCATCGAGTGAGAGGATCTCGACAATCGCATCAAGCAATTCTTTGTTCGGTGGGTCTTTACGATTATTTTCCAGATCACACATATAGCCAGGAGATTTATCTACACGAGCAGCGAACTCCCTTAGGGTCATCTGTGAAGATCGTATGCTGTAAAGATATTGTCCAAAATTTTCCGTATTTTCTCGGTTCATCTGAGTCACCTCGCCATTCGCCATCTGGTGAACACAGTTTATCAAGTCGAACATATGTTTGTCAATGATGAATTTTATTGAATGTTCCCTAATAACAGAAATTAAGAGTAATGATTGGCCGGCTGATCAGATGAGTTTCAGTCATGTACAATATTGTTGAGTTTTCACATGCACGTTCTGAGGTGATTTAATATGGCGATACCCAAATATTATGAGTTTATGAAGCCCCTATTAACAATACTTGGTGACGGAGAAATTCATAAAACGCAAGAAATATATGCAGCACTGGCAGAACTTTTCAACTTAACTGATGATGATTTAAGTGAATACATTCCCAGCGGAAGGCAACCACTTTATCATAATCGAATTGGATGGGCAAAACTTACCTAAATAAGGCAGGTCTAGATGTCATATTTAGGTTCTCTGTCATTCCAGCTGATCAAATTCAGTTCCTTTGACCAGCCTTTATTGTTTTCTGAAAGAGTGCCCATGGTTTCTTTAATTTCATACTTTATGTCTGCCATTATTCTTCAATCCTTTCATCAATCCGTTGTGAATTTTCCAGGTTCTTCTGCAACTCTGTCTGACCAGATAACTTCTTCATAAACATTTCCGGCCATTTTCTCCGCTTGCCGCATGACGATATTCATCGCTTTTAATGCTTGATCTGGTGGATAGTCATACTTGCTAAGAAGCCTCTTAATCACACGTCTCATGCTTGCCCTAGCACTTTTACGAACACTCCAATCAATAGTGATGTTGTTTCTTATGGCTAAAGTCAATTCATGAGCGATTTTCTTAAGCGTTTCATCTTCCATAAGTTCTTTTACGATATCATCCGCTGTCAGTGCATCATAAAAAGCAATCTCATCATCGCTTAGACCCAGTTCAGCCTCTTCCTCACGCATCTTTTTAATGTCATGGGCCATTCGAATAAGTTCTTCAATCACTTCAGCATTTGTTAAAGCTTGGTTTCGATATTTGTTTAGAGCCTTTGTGAGTCTTTCAGAGAACTTCTCTGACTTCACGAGGTTTCTCTTTTCCATAGTTTTGATGTTGCCTTCTAATAATTTCTTAAGCATCTCTACAGCTAAGTTCTTCTGCTTCATTTCCTGAACTTCTTTTAAGAACTCTTCAGAAAGGATTGAGATCTCCGGCCTCTTGATTCCCATGGCATCAAACACATCGATAACATCTTCTGAGATGATGGAGCGCTCCAGCATTTGATGTAGTCTTGCTTCAATTTCTCTTTTTGATAATGGTGTTTTGTCTTTTTCCTTCAGTTTAACTAGACTTGCTTTAACTGCTTTAAAATAGCTGACTTCAAGAGCCTTCTCTTTCCCCTTTTCAGTCGCAGCACATAGGGCATGAGCCTTGCCTAGTTCAAGAGCTGTCTTTTTAAATTCCTTTTGTTCTTCTTCTTTCTTTCCGAGAATGAAGTCCATGCCACCTACGATGGTACGCATTCGCTCCACTTGTGAGTTACCCATATATTTAGAGTAATCATATCCATGCATCATGTCTCGTAAGATCTCAAGTTTCTCAAGCATTACAGCAACAGCAACATCCGTATCAATACCGGTATTTTGACGATCCGTATTCGTATATTGTTTTAAGGCGCTCTTTAAGCTTTCTAATATACCAATATAGTCAACCACCACACCACCAGATTTTTCTTTGAAGACGCGATTAACCCTTGCTATGGCTTGCATCAGGTTATGACCTTTCATCGGTTTGTCAATATACATGGTATGCATGGATGGCACATCAAATCCAGTGAGCCACATGTCACGAACTATCACTATTTTAAGTTCGTCACTATTGTCCTTCATACGTTTGGCCAATAAATCCCTACGCTGTTTACCTCCTAGATGCTTCTGTAGCTTTTCATTATCTGCGGCGCTGCCGGTCATAACAACTTTGATCTTCCCTTTATTAATATCATCACTGTGCCAATCAGGCCTCAGCGCTGTTATGGCATCATAGAGTTCAACACAAATTCTACGACTCATGCAGACCACCATAGCTTTGCCATCGATGCTCTTAGCCTTTTCTTCGTAGTGATTTACTATATCTTCTGCAAGCTTTTTGATTCTATTTGGAGATCCTACAATTGATTCCATCCTGGACCATTTAGCCCTATTTTTATCCTTCTCAAATTCTTCCTGGCCTTCTGTGATCTCTTCAAATTCATCATCAATCTTTGTCAGTTCTTCTTCATCTGTTTCCAATTTAATAATGCGGTTTTCATAATAAATCCGAACCGTTGCTTCATCTTCAACCGCCTGGGTCATGTCATATGTATCAATGGTATGACCAAATATGGCTACAGTCGATCGATCTTCAAGATCAATAGGTGTTCCTGTAAAGCCGATAAAAGAGGCATTAGGTAGTGCGTCTCTTAGATATTTCGCGTAGCCGTAATTCACTTCACCGGTTTTAGAATCCACTTTGGCCTCTAGTCCATATTGGCTTCTGTGGGCTTCATCTGCGATGATGATGACATTCTTACGGTCAGTGAGTACTGGCATCTCGCCTTCTTCTGGTTTGAACTTTTGAATGGTGGTGAAGATAATCCCACCAGACTCTCTATCATTTAAAAGGTCATAAAGTCCATTAACCTCAGTGCTATTTCCATTGGCATAATTCGTTCTTTGGTTATCTGAAAGTTTCCTTACGGTTGCTTGTTTTGGTGTCTGACGTAGGATATCTTTCGATTTGGTGAAGGTTGTAAAGAGCTGATCATCCAGGTCATTTCTATCGGTGATGACCACGATCGTTGGATTATTAAGTTCTCTCACTAGTCCACCGGTATAGAACACCATGGAGAAACTCTTACCAGAACCTTGTGTATGCCAAATAACACCAATCTTTCGATCGCCGTCTTCCTTTGTCGCTTCTTTTGTTTTTTCAATGGCTTTCTTTACTGCAAAGTACTGATGATATGCTGCCAAAATTTTGATGATGGACTTTTTATCCCCAATTTTCTTCCCATCGATATCCTTCTCAGATTCTTTGGACTCCTGGAAAAGAAGATAGTTTTTAATGATATCAAGTAATCTGTCCTTATGAAACATGCCATTTAGCAGTACTTCATACTGAGGCTGAGACAAAGGTGCGATATCATCTCCATCAACGGTTCTCCAGTTCATAAACCACTCTTCATTGGAGGTAATAGTTCCAGCCTTTGCATTAATCCCATCAGAGATGATACAAAAAGCATTATAGTTAAATAGAGCCGGAATGTCTCGCTTATAGGTCTGTATCTGATTGTAGGCCCCATCAATCCCTACATTTTCATCACTGGCAGACTTTAATTCTATGACCACAAGAGGCAGACCATTCACAAAGACAATAAGGTCCGGTCTTCTCTCTTCATTTTCAATAATTGTAAATTGATTGACGACCACGAACTCATTATTACTCATGTTTTTAAAGTCTATAATATAGGCTCTTTTTGTGCGAATATGTCCACCTTCATTAAAGGATACTTCTATCCCTTCTGTCATTAACTGATGAAAGTATCGATTGTTTTCTTCCAGCATTGGGCTGTTGAATGTAATCAGTTGACGATAAGCATCTTCAAGTGCCTCCCTTGGAAGATCTCGGTTAATCTTAAAGAGTGCATCTTTAACTCTATGTGAAAGGATCACCTCACGATAATCTTTTCGCTCTTCATAATCTCCACCTAAAGAAATGTCCGGACCAAAGGCATAATCGTAGTCAAGACTTTGTAATATTTCAATAGCTGCTTCTTCAAGCATCGCTTCCGTAAAAATACCATTTACACTACTCATCACTACCACCTCCCAGACAATCTTGAGCTCATTCGAAAACTCGAATGGCCTTATTCCCAGTGGTCTTGAGTGGTGTGACCGCGCGGTTCACCCCCACATTTCCGACCACAAGATTCTTAATATAATAATGTAAACATTCCATTAACATTATCAAATACACTTGACTTTTCCAAATCACCCCAAAAATCGCGATAGAGGGACCTTGTTGCCCTACTAAACGATCAGAGGTGGTTTGTTTATGCTCCAATCCTGGCAGACGCATCAGCAGTATCAAGAGCAGCTCCTTTGCAGCATGACTGATTTCTATCAGTCGGATCCCGATCTGGTCCTGTACTATCAGGACCAACTCAATAATCTCTACGAACTCAACCTGGACCCGGTCCGCGATCTTCTGGAAGATTGCTATTCGTCCACCGGCGCACCGGCCCGACTACAGGCTCAGTTGCTGCGATCTTTCTTTCTCATGTCCAAGTGTCACATCTTCAGCATTCCTGCCTGGGTCAGGCTTCTGTCCGCATCGTCCATCCTGCGGGCCATTGCCGGCTATCGGTCGGGCGATCATATCCATCAGGTTGGTTCTTACTATGACCTGGTCAACCGTATCTGGTGTGCTGATCCTGCGTTGGAACATGAATTCGAACATTCACTTCATCCTTTCCACCGCAAACCAAAAAAGAAATACGGCAAAAACGAAAAACAACCAGTACGGCGACCAGGCATCGTTCAAAAACTTGCTGACCTGGCAGCCCGGGACCGAGTCCTCGACAAACGACCAGAGCGGCTCATGCAGCAAATCTTTGCTAAGGTAGCGGCAGAACCCGCTGTCCAGCAAGGTTTGTTCGGCGATCCTCAAAAACTGGTCATTTCCGGGGATGGCACCTGTGTTCTGTCCGGCGGTTCTGCCTGGGGCAGCAAACAATGTTCCTGCAGGGAACAGGGCGTCTATAACTGTGACTGTACGCGTATTTTCTCCGATCCCTACGCCCGTTACGGCTGGGACAGCTACCACAACTGCTACTTCTACGGCCATACCGCCTATGTCCTTGCTGCTTACAATCCGGATCTCAAGTGTGATCTGCCAATCTATCTGCGCATGGTCCAAGCCAACAGGCATGACTCTGTCTCCAGCATCGTTGCTCTTTCTGAATTCAGATCCTTGTATCCTGATTTCACCATTGACGCCTTTTGCGGCGATTGCGCACATGACGCTGTGGGGATTTATGGTCTTCTGGAACACTGGAAGATCAAGGCTGTCATTCCGCTTAAGAGTAACAGCAAGGCGGATCACAAGAAGGGCACTGATTTCACCATCAGTAAAGAGGGCGTACCCATTTGTCTGGCCGGCCTACCCATGATCAACTGGGGCTTCAATCCTGAGCGCAGACGTGTCAAGTTCCGTTGCCCCATGGCTTGCGGTAAGATCGACCATTGTGACCATGAGGCGGCCTGTCAATCCGTTTCGGATTATGGCCGTACCATTTACGTCACGCAGAATCAAAATCTGCGCTTTGCCACGCGGATTCGCCGTGGTTCTGCTCAATGGAAAGCAATCCTGCGGTCAAGAACAGCCTCGGAACGGTTCAACAAGCGCCTGCTCAACGATTATGGCCTGGAAAAGCATAAGGCCAGAGGCAACAAACGGATCTTCTGGTGGAGTCTGATTCATTCCACCAATATCCTTCTCGATGCAGCCAGAAAGCTTAACCGCCCGTCCTTCTTCTCGATCCTGACCGAAGCCTGCGCTGCCTGAGCTGATAGTCTTCAATCTTTTTAACGGTTCCCTGTCAGGGTTTGTTTGCTATGCTCTTTTCAAGGTTCACGCTTCTCTGTCCGTCCTTTTGCTGTCTTTTTGCGCTGATGGATCGCGTCTACGTCTGTTTTCCCTTTTACTTGTCCGCTTCTTCAGCTGTTTTCTTCATTTCCTCACACACTTCTCGAATTCACTCAATCTTTAATTTCGATTAGCACATCCAAAGTCGTCATTTGATTAATTTCTATTATTTTATTGATCACCCCGCACCTCCACTTCTTCATTCATCTAGCTGACCTTGAATGAGTGATTATTTGAACAGCTTTTTAAGTGTCTTGAATATATCAAAGGATGTCCGATTATACACTATGTTGTAAACTGCCTTCTTAGGATTTCTGAGAAATCCAAAACCCCGCGGCATCTTTATCCCTGCTCGGTGCACTACCTGCCTTTTGATGCTGGTTCTTGCAGATATTCTTCTCTTTAAGCTAGGTTTCCGGAATCCATATTTCATGATTCAGCACCTTCTTCATCCAAGGGAACTCTGATTTCACCTGACATGAGTTTTGGGAGTAGAGAATCTCTTATTTTTTCAAGTCTTTTCATTTCAACCTTTAAAAACTTTATTTTTTCAAATAGATATTTTTGATGTTGAGCTGCTTTCAAATATATTTCACTACTTGGAACTAATACTTTTGAATCGCTTAAGTCTTTTCTTTTTATATGTCCCATTGTAGTGGCCTTGCTTTTTGCAATTCTGTCAAATTTATCCAGGTGATACTTATTCCATTGATAAATAAACCATTCATCAAATTTATCAGATGTAACCTTAAACAAATGTTGATTTAAGCCGCAAGTTCCGCCGCACCAAATATCAACTAGTAAACTACCAGACCAAGAAAATATTATATCACCGTCTCTGACAATATATTTATCATCAATATTGCAAGAACATAAATCACTACTCTCATCTGTTCTTCCTTGACGTAATTCTTTAATTTTTAAGACTGGATAAGCTTTCTCAGTCTCTGCAGGTCTAAATTTTTGCATAGCTAAACCGTTGAGAAATTCTGCAATTTCATCGAGTCCCTTCACTTCCCACCCCTTAGGGATCATCCCAAGCTCACTTTCAACCATTTCTCCGCCACTAGACTTATAAGACTCTCTATCTTCATTTGGAAATTCGAAATCTACAAACCACTGTTTGAAAATTGCTTGTGCCACATTCTCAAGGGTTTTGTTGATCTGGTTGTTGACTTCAATTTTTTGGTCTAAAGTTGAAAGGATCTTGGCGATTGCTTTTTGTTCTTGGATCGGTGGGAGTGTTATTTTATACCTTTTTAAGTCAGCTATTGTAATCTGTGATTGAGCAGAACCACTATCTAACATTCTTAAGTTCTCATTTCCTAAATTATAAAAAAGATATCTTTTGTCAGCTTGTAACTCATCTAGTACACCATTTTGTAAATGAATGTGCAAACATCAAACGACTATTTCGTCCATTTTGTATTTCCAGCGATAGACCACCGGTTGAGAGTTGACCTCATCCATATATTGGTA